TGCAGATGCCGCATCAACCCATGCAGATGCCGCACTGGTACCCATGCAAATGCCGCACCAGTGCAGCAGCCGCACCGGTGCAGATGCCGCATCAACCCATGCAGATGCCGCACTGGTACCCATGCAAATGCCGCACCAACCCATGCAGATGCCGCACACTAACCACCATGAACCACCAGTTGAACCATCAATAACCACCAAAGCGCGTGCGAAGCGGTCTGCTTCGGAATTGCCAGATGGCTTCGCGGAGTTTTGGGCGCAGTACCCGAAGAAGGAAGCCAAGGCGGTTGCCGCAGCTTCGTGGCTGGAAAAGCGATTGCACGAAGACTTGCCGCTGCGGGAGCGTGCGATGGCAGCACTCGCCGTTCAGCGAACACGCCCGCGGTGGACGAAAGACGATGGGACATACGTGCCCAACCCCGGGACCTGGCTGAACCAGGAGCGTTGGACCGACGAGGTCGGCACCGCGCAAACTGGCGCAGCGACAGGGCATGCAGTGGGCAGCGATGCCTACCTGCTGGCGAACCGGGATGCGCCTTGGTGGCGGGACGCGGGTTTTGAGAACGTCTGGGAAGCCTCGAACGCTCGCTGCTGGCACACAAATGCCGGGAAATTCCGTGATGGCCAGCGCGTCCCCGATGACGAGGGGGTGAACGCGTGAACGCCAAAGACATCAGCGAGGCGCTCGCCAAAGACGCGACCAGCATTGCCGCCTATCTGCTGCGCGAAGGCAAGCGGGTCGGTCGCGAGTGGAAAGCCGGCAGCATCAACGGTGAGCCGGGAGACAGTCTGTCCGTTTGCCTCGGCGGGGCGAAGGCCGGGGTCTGGTGCGATTTCGCCACCGGCGCGGCAGGCGATTTATTGGATCTGTGGATGGAAGTGCGCGGCTGCACGCTTGTGCAGGCGATGGACGAAGCCAAAAATCGGCTCGGCATCCGGGACACGATGCCGGAGCGGCCGAAGAAGAGCTATACCTTGCCGGAAAAGCCGAGAGGCAAGTTGGCGACGGCTGGGCAGGGGAGGGCGCTGCAATGGCTGACCTCACGCGGCCTAAAGCCCGAAACCATCGACGCGTTCAAGGTGGTGGAACAGGTGCGTGGCGAGTCGGTCTTTGCCGTGTTCCCGTATTTCAGCGAGGAGGGGGAGTACCTCAACGGCAAGTCGCGCAACATCGACAACAAAAAGGACATGCATCAGGAAGCGGGGGCGATGCCTTGCCTCTTTGGCTGGCACCTGATCGACCCGAAGGCGCGCACCATCGCGATTGCGGAGGGCGAGATTGATGCGATGACGCTGCATCAAGTTGGAATCCCCGCGCTCTCCGTCAATGCCGGTGCCGGCAATCACCAATGGATCGAAATCGACTGGGACCGCTTGGCCCGGTTCAGCGAGATCCTCATCTTCTTCGATTGCGACGAGGCAGGGGAGAAGGGAGCTTGCGAGGTGATCAGTCGCCTGGGGCCAGAGCGATGCAAGCGCGTGCGGCTGGAGAACGGGGCCAAAGACGCGAATGAATATCTGCTCGCGGGTGCAGAGTTGGTCGACTTTGACGCAATGGTGCAAGCGGCAAAGCCGCTGGACCCAGAGGAACTGCGCTCTGCGGCCGAGTATTTTGAGCAAGTCGTCGATCTGTTCTATCCGGACCCGAATGCTCCCAAAACCCCGGTTCTGCACATCGACAGGGACCTGGACTGGTTCCGGTTTCGCGGCGGAGAGGTCAGCGTCTGGACCGGGATCAACGGACACGGGAAAAGTTTGCTGTTGTCCCAGGTGCAGATAGGCCTGATGGCCCAAGGCGAGCGCTTCGTTGTGTTCTCCGGCGAATTGAAGCCCGCCAATTTGCTTCAGCGTTCCGTGAAACAGGCCGCTGGCCTGGGCCGTCCGACCCGGGCTTACATCCATGCCATTGGCGAGTGGATGCGCGAGCGTTACTGGCTTTTTGACCTGCAAGGTTCGGCAAAGCTGGACCGGCTGCTTGAAGTGTTCACGTACGCCTTCCAGCGGTACGGGTGCACGCAGTTCGTCATCGACAGCTTGATGATGACCGACGTTCCGGAGGACGGACCCGGAAGCATGACGGCGCAGAAGGACGCAATGCGCAAGCTCACTGGATTCTCGAAGCGGTTTGATGTCCATGTGCACCTGGTGGCTCACCCTCGTAAGGCGCGCGATGAGTCGGCCGCACCCAACAAGATGGACGTGGCGGGCTCCGGAAAAATCACGGATGGGGCTGACAACGTGTTCTCAGTGTGGAGCGCCCAGAAGGACCAGTCGAAGGTTCCTGACGAAGCGGATGCTGGGCTGCCTGACGGCAAGCTTGAGCTGCAAAAGCAACGCAATGGTGATGTGCAGCGCTTCACGCAGCAGCTGTGGTTTGACGAACCTGCCAAGCAATACAGGACTCAGCGGCGGCGAGTGCCACTGTCCTTTGTCCAATTTTCCAATCAGGAGGCTCGACCGTGATTGTTGATGAATCCATCACCGTGCCCACCGTAAGCGAGCTTGCGGAAGTGGCGATGCGAGCTTGCCGATATTGGAAGGATGGAGCCGCAGCGGGGGCGGAGATGCACCGAGCTTGCTGGGAAGTGCCTGCCGATCAGCGGGCCGACTTGATTGAGCACTTTTTGGAGACCTACCCATGACCGAAGCCGTGATGCCCGACCCCGTGGTGCAGATGGACCGCCCCAAGCAAAAGGCCGAGCAACTGATCCTGACCTCGCAGGTCATTTGGGACGCCATCCTGGAGATGTATTCGCAGCAGCAGACCATCACAAGAGGCCGGCTGGCCCAGATCACCGGCTACAAGCTGGCGCTCGTGGATGACCATACCGCCCGTATGGTGGACAACGGGAAGCTGCGGCGGGTCGCCAGCGGCGTCTTCGAGCCCGAGCTGGAAATGCCGGAGCCGCGCGCCGTCTCGGTGACGCATCTGCAAAACGGCCTGTCGAAAATAGAAATCGGTGACGTCTGCCTGGAGCTGTGGCCCAGGGAGCGGCGCCTGCTGGCCAGTCTGCTGGTGGGCGACGCCGTGCAGTACAGCAACATCCAGGCCGGCCACGACGCCAACTTCGTGATGACGACCATCTACGAGGAGCTGAAGAAGCTCAAGCGGGATCTAGGAGGCTGAGATGGTGCAACGCTATCGATGGACCAAAGCTCGACTAACTTCGCCAGAAGCGGCGAAGGACATTGCCTGCCTGGGAACGATGCCAGACACGCATCTTGCAAAACTCTGGGGCGTCTCACGGGAGTGCGTATGCGCGCTGCGCCGGCGTTGCGGCATTCCGGTGTTCAGGGCGCCCGAGATTTGGACGGCAGAGAACCGCGCCCTTCTCGGGACGATGCCCGATACCCAACTTGCTGGCATCTTGGGCGTGACGGGCTGGCGGGTGAAGGATGCAAGGGACAGAGCAGGCATACCCGTCTTTGGTGGGTTTTGGAGTTCCGACTGGGTCGCCTTGCTGGGCACGGCGCCCGACACTGAAGTTGCCGCCCTGATCGGAAAGAGTCCAAAGGCTGTGTACAACGCAAGGAACTATCGCTCGATATCGCCGTTTCACAAGCCCGATCTGTGGACTCCAGAGCGAGTCGTCCAACTCGGCACGGCTTCGGATGTGGAGATCGGTCGGCGTTTGGGGAAAAGCAAGAACCAAGTGAAGCATGCGCGTACGAAACGCGGGATTCCAGGGTTCCGGGAGAAGAAGGGCTTCACACCCGAGCAGATCGCCCGACTTGGACAGGAACCGGATGGCAAGCTGGCGGCGGAGTGGGGAAGAACCACTGCAGCGGTGGTTGCTGTACGCGCACTCATGGGGATCGCCGCGTTCCAGACTCAGAAACACTGGACGCCGGAAGAACTGGCTTTGCTGGGGACCATGTCGGATGCCAAGGTAGCCAAGCGAGTGGGCCGAACACAGGAGGCAGTGAAAGCGGCCCGGTACGCCCATGGGATCAGGAAGACCGGCACTGCGCCCCATCCGCACCTGGACGATATCAAGCGCGAGTACCTGACCACCAACCACACGGCGAAGGAGATTGCCTCCAAGTACGGTGTGAACCCTGGTTTCGTGTACAGACGAGCGCGTGAGCGGGGATGGGTGCGACTGTTGGGAGCCCCCTTGTAGGGTTTCCATCCTGAAGGCATCCACGGAATCATTCCGTGGACATGGAAACCGGAAACCCCAAGAACCCAGAGGCAGCACCCAGCACCACCGCAGGTGGCACGCCTGCGCCCGGTAAGGCGATCAACTGGGCGGGCGTGAAGAAGGCCTTTTGCGGCAGCCATCAATCGACCCGGGAGATAGGCAGGACGTTCGGGCTCTCGCACACCATGGTGGCCAAGCATGCTGCGGCCAAAGGCTGGGTGCGGCCTGCCAAGGAGGAGAAGGCCAAGCCAGAGCCGAAGCCACGAGCACGGGCTGCCCGAGCACCTGCAGCTGCGCCTGCTCCAGTGGTGGCTCCTGGATTGGAGCCTCGCCAGCAGCGCTTCGTGGACGAGTACCTGGTGGACCTCAATGGCACCCAGGCATACATGCGCGCAGAGCCGGGGACGACCGAGAAGAGCGCCAGAACCCTAGCTTCCCGCATGTTGGCAAAGGTCAACGTACAGGAAAAGATAGCAGCCGAGCGAGCAAAGACGGCGGCAAAACTGGGTCTCACCCGTGAACGGGCTCTGGCTGAGTACGCCAAGCTGGCCTTCTTCGACATGCGCCAGGCGTACCACGAGAGCGGGGCGCTGAAGCTGCCTCATGAGCTGAACGAAGACACTGCTGCAGCGATCGCGGGGTATGAGACCGTGGAGATGGACGGCGGTGGCAAGGATGCCTCACCTTTGCAGGTGCGCAAGGTGAAGTGGGCCGACAAGCGTGCGGCGCTGGACAGCATCATGAAGGCCCAGGGCTGGAACAAGTCTGACGTGGGCACCGCCGATAACCCGCTGGTAATTCGGGACATGACCGATGCCGAGCGCGCCGTGCGAATCTCTGCCGCCCTGCAGGCTCACCCTGGCCTGGCTGCGTTGTTTGCCCAGTTCGTCCCCGGGGGTGCACGGCAATGAGCCAGGCTGTAGCAACCTCCGAGCAAATACTGGCCGCTCTCAAGGAAATGACGCCTGAGATGCGCGCGGCGGTGGACTCATTCCTCATGGTGGTCAATCCAGCTATCTGGGTTCCCCAGGCTGGGCCTCAGTCGGCGGCCTACCACTGCCAAGCCGACATCGTGTTCTACGGCGGATCAGCCGGTGGGGGCAAGACCGACCTGTTGCTGGGCCTGAGCCTGACCGAGCAGGAGAACAGCATCATCTTCCGGCGCGAGGCAGTACAGCTGATCGGCCTGGAAGAGCGCATGACCAAGATCCTGGGCACCCGCGATGGCTACAACGGGCAGGACCACCTGTGGCGCCTGCCGCAGAAGAAGGTGCTGGAACTGGGCAGCGTGCAAAAGCCCGAGGACTGGATGAAGTACCAGGGCCGGCCGCACGACTTCAAGGCTTTCGACGAGATCACCCACTTCACCGAGTTGCAGTTCCGCACGCTGATCGGCTGGATGCGCACCGACAACCCCAATGTTCGCCAGCGCGTGGTGGCTGCGGGCAACCCGCCCACCACGGCCGAGGGTGAGTGGGTCAAGCGATTCTGGGCCGCATGGCTGGACCCGCAGCACCCCAACCCTGCCAAGTCGGGCGAACTGCGCTGGTACGTGACGAACGAGCGCGGCGAGGACCAGGAGGTTCCGGACAGCACGCCGATCCTGGTGGGCAACGAGCTGATGCAGCCCAAGAGCCGCACCTTCATCCCCAGCTCGGTAGACGACAACCTGTTCCTGACCACCACAGGCTACAAGGCCACGCTGCAGGCCCTGCCCGAGCCCCTGCGCTCGCAGATGCTGCGCGGCGACTTCAATGCGGGCAGTGCGGATCCAGTGTGGCAGTTGATCCCGACCGACTGGGTGAAGGCTGCCCAGGCTCGCTGGAAGGACCGCGACGCCAAGGGCCTGATGACCGCCATGGGCTTTGACCCATCGCGCGGTGGCCAGGACAAGTCTTCGGCCGCCCGCCGGCATGGCCAGTGGTTCGACAAGATCATCACCGCCCCGGGCGCCGTCACGAAGGACGGGCCCACGGCTGCCGGGTTCGTGGTGCCGCTGATCCGTGATGGCGCCGTGGTGTGCATCGACTCCATCGGCATCGGCTCATCGGCGCTGGACTTCATCAAGGGTCTGGGCCTGCATGTGCACGCAGTGGTGGGCTCCGAGGGCAGCGCCCTCATGGACAAGGCTGGCCAACTGCACTTCCGTAACAAGCGGGCAGAGATGTACTGGTTGCTGCGGGAGGCACTGGACCCGACGAACCCAGACCCAATTGCGCTCCCGCCTGACCAGGAACTGCTGGGCGACCTCACCGCCCCCCGATACAAGGTCGTGACCATGGGGAAGGGCGCGGCCATCCAAATCAACAGCAAAGACGACATCCGCGAGGTGCTGGGCCGCAGCCCGGACAAAGGCGACTCCGTGGCCATGACTTTCGCGGCCGACATTCCCAAACCCGAGCCCAAGCCCCGGGCCAAGAGCTGGCGTGACCGCCTCGCAGTCTCTGGCTCCGACCACTGGGACCAAGCGACTGCATGACCATGAACGACACATCACCCACCAGCCTGGCGGACGGCGCAGCGCGCGAGAACTGGGCCCGCTACCTATACGGCAAGGACCGTGGCCATATTGACTACCTGCCACACGCAGCGCGCTGCGAGGACATGTACTTGGGCGGGGGGCGCCAGATCACACCAGAGCAGCGCGCTGCGTTGATCCAGGCCCGTCGGCCGGGCTATGAGTTCAACCAGATCAAGCCGAGCATCAATGCTGCCATCGGCTACCAGATCCACAACCGCATGGACATCGCGTTCAAGCCGCGTGGTGGGGACTCGGACCTGTTCAAGGCCACGATCCTGTCCAAGGTGACCATGCAGGTTGCAGACCTCTGCGCGCTGCACTGGCACGAGACACAGATGTTCAGCGACGGACTGATCCAGCAACGCGGCTACTACGACGTGCGGATGTCCTTCGACGAGAACATCAAGGGCGAGATCGTAGTGGGCACGCTGGACCCACTGGACGTGATCCCGGACCCAGACGCCAAGAGCTACGACCCTGACAAGTGGGGTGACGTGATCATCACCCGATGGCTAACGCTGGACGAGATCGAGCAGATCTACGGCAAGACGGCCAGGAAGCGCGCGGAGGGCAGCAACGACGCGGGCCACGACTTCGGAGACCTTGAAGACGGCGTGGAGCGGAACAAGTTCGCTACCCGGAAAGATTGGGGGTACACCGACGCATGCGACACCAAGGAAGACGGCCTTGAGCGCTACCGCGTCATCGACCGCCAGCGGTTTGTCTACGAGCTGACGCCTTGCCTTGTGTGGCCGGGTACGGGGGATGTGCAGGTGGAAGACACCATGGCCGCAGACTCTGTGGCTGACGCGCTGGGTAACGGTGCGGTTCGGGCAAAGCGCATGCGCCGCCGGGTGAAGTGGACGGTCACCACGTTCTCTGCCTCGCTTCACGACCACTACAGCCCCTACGAGCACTTTACTGTGGTGCCGTACTTCGCGTACTTCCGGCGCGGCAAGACGTGCGGGATGGTCGATGACGCCATTGGACCGCAGGAGGTTCTGAACAAGGCGGTGTCCCAGGTGGTGCACATCGTCAATTCCAGCGCGAACAGCGGCTGGGTGGTGGAGGAGAACTCCGTCACCAACATGACGATTCATGAGCTGGAGACACGGGGTGCCCAAAACGGCCTGGTGATCGAGTACAAAAAGGGAGCCAAACCTCCTCAAAAGATCCAGCCGAACCAGGTGCCCACCGGGGTGACGCACCTCATCGACCGCGCGGACAAGGCCCTCAAGGATGTGACGGTGCCCGAGGCCATGCGCGGCGTTCAGGGCCCGGAGACCTCCGGCATCGCCATTCAGGCCAAGCAGTTCGCCAGCCAGCAGCAGCTGTCCGTGCCCTTGGACAACCTGGCCTACACGCGCCAGCTGCTGGCCAAACGCATCTTGAAGCTGATCCAGCGGTACTACGACACGCACCGCATTTTCCGCATCACCGAGACGGACCCAATGACGGGCAAGCCGAAGGAAGAGCTCCTGGAGATCAACAAGTTTGATCCGGCCACCGGGGGCTACATCAACGATGTGACCATCGGCACCTATGACGTGGTGATCACCGAGCAGCCCATGCAGGTCACGTTCCAGAACAGCCAGTTCCAGCAGGCGCTGGAGATGCGCAAGGCCGGGGTGCGGATCAACGACGCAACGATGGTGCGGTATTCCAACCTGTCGGACAAGCAGGAGATTCTGGAGTCCCTGCCGGGCGACCAGCCGCCAGCTGATCCCACGTTGGAGGCGCGTGTCCAACTGCTCAACGCACAGACCCGGAAGACCGACGCCCAGGCCACCGATGTGAAGGTCAAGACCCAGTACAGCGGCGTGCAAACCGCACAGGTGGTGGCACAGATTCCTGCCACTGCCGCGCTTGCGGACGGCCTCCTCAAGTCTGCCGGATATGTGGACCAAGACGCGGCGCCCATCGTGCCCCAAGCGCCCGCCGGGTTACCCACGGTGGACCTGCCCAAGAACACCGACCCCATGAACCCCGCCAGCCCCGCCGTAGGCGCGAGCGATGGAATTGAAACCCTGGCCGCTGATGGCCTGCAACCCTGAAGGAGAACCACGAGATGACCACGCAAGACCAAGCACAAGCGCCAGGGACTACTGGCACCACCAACGAAGAAGAGGCGCTGGATCTGGGCAACGATGATCTGCCGAGCACCGGCACGAGCGAGACAGCTGCACCAGCGCCTGCGCCAGCACCCGCCGCTGCGCCAGCAGCTGCCAGCGATGCCGGCTCAGGGGAAGGCTCCGCCGGTACTCAGAACGTGCCCTATGCGCGCTTCCGGGAGGTGAACGAAAGCCGCAGGCTGCTGGAAGAGCAGTTGGCGGCGATGCAACAGGAGGTCCAAGCGCTCAAGGCGGGCCAACAGCCAGCGGCTGCTTCCGCACCGGCCGCAGCGCCTGCCCCAGCAGCCTTCGATGTGGATGCTGCCGAGGATCAGTACGTCCAGGCGCTGCTGGACGGGGACGCCAAGGCCGCTGGTGCGATTCGGCGTGAGATCAACCAGCACATCGAGAACTCGGTGATGCAGCGCTTCGAGCAGGTGTCCCAGCATCAGCAATCCACCGCTCTTAGCCAGGCGGTGGTGGAGCGAGCGATCCAGGAGTACCCCTGGCTGGACGAAGCCGAGGGCGCAGTGGCGCTGGAGCTTATCGAAGCGGCGGTGACGCTCAAGGTGGCACAGGGCCACAAGCGCCACGACGCCCTCGCAGAGGCAATCTCGACCATTGCCCCGCGCTTCGCTCCTGCTGGTCCCCCCCTTCAGGGTTTGGCAGGTGGGGCTGGTTCTGTAGACACTCGCCTCGACCGAGCAGACAAGCGTGGTGCAGCGGATTCTCTGCTGCAACCGGCTGCGGTGCAGGCTGGCATGGGCAACCGTGCCACGGCGCCCAAGATCGATGGCTCCAAGAAGCTCACCGACGAACAGATTGCTGGATCGTCGAAAGCAGAACTGGATAGCGCACTCGGCCTCGCGTAGCGCCTCAAGGCTGGCAAGGATTCACCCACCTTGCCAGCGTCATAACCGGGTTGTCGCCTTGGACCGGCGTTAAAGGGTCTGGCGCCTTGGCCGCCTCAACAGCCATGTTTTCCGCAAATGGGCGGCGTCATGCCCCGAGAAGTAACCCTACTTATTGGAGAAAGACATGGCATTCACTGCATTCGGCGAATTGACGCCGACTCAAAAAACCAACTGGTCCCGCGTCGTCTGGAAAGCCGCACGCGACCAGATGTTCCTCAAAAACTTCATGAGCGACACGGGCAACAGCGTCGTGCACCGCATCACTGAACTCACCGAAACCGAAAAGGGCACCCAGTGTCTGTTCCAACTGGTTGCTGACCTGGTCGGTGACGGCGTGCGCGGGGACGACGAGCGCGAGGGCATGGAAGAGGCGATGGACGCCCACAGCCAGATCATCCAGATCGACCAGATCAGCCACGGCACTACGAACAAGGGCCGGTTTGATGACCAGAAGAACGTCATCAACTTCCGCCAACATGGCAAAGATAAGCTCTCGTTCTGGCTGGCGCAACGCTCCGATGAGCTGGCCTTCCTCACGATGTCGGGCATCAGCTACGCATTCAAGAACAACGGGGCACCTCGCCTTGCTTCTGTTTTTCCTGATCTGACGTTTGCTGCTGACGTGACCGCGCCATCGGCCAAGCGCTCGCTGATGTGGGATGGCACCAGCTTGGCTACCTCCGCTACCGGCAGCATCACCACGGCTTTCGTACCCAAGTACAACATGATCGTGGACGCTATCGCCTACGCGAAGGAACATCGTATCAAGCCACTGATGGCTGGCGGCAAGCCTTACTTCGTGATGTTCGTGGCTCCCGGAACGCTGGCCGCCCTGAAGAAGGACGATGCCTACCAGCGCGCGGTTGTGGCAGTTGCGACCAAGGCAGGCATGGACTCGCCATGGTTCACTGGTGCGACCGTGACCGTGGACGGTGCCGTGATCCACGAGCACACGCTGGTCTACAACACCAAGGGTGCGGCCTCTGGATCGAAATGGGGTTCTGGTGGTCTGGTGAACGGCACGCGCACGCTGCTGTGCGGCTCTCAGGCACTGGCTTTCGCTGACATCGGCGACGGCCACTGGGTCGAGAAGCTGTTCCAGTACGACAGCAAGATCGGTCTGAACATCGACCGGATGATCGGCTTCAAGAAGCCTGTCTTCCCCTCGAGCTACGACGACAGCGAAGAAGACTTCGGCTTGCTGACCGTCGACCACTACCTGCAATAAGCAGCGCTCGGGGACGGGGCCTGCGGGCTCCGTCCTTCCATCTTTCCCCTGATGTTGAAGGAACCATCATGACCATCACCAAGAACTCCGGCCGCCAGGAAGTCATCGCGGCCACTGCCGACTTCACTTTTGCCGACGTCGCCAGCGGCGTCTATGCGCCAGCCATCGATCTGCCCGGCGGCGCCATTGTCGTGGGCGGCCATCTGGCCATCACCACGATCTTCAACTCTGCCACGGACGACAAGTTCTCCATCGGCGACAAGGTGGGCGCGGCATCTGCCGCTGCAGCTACCTACGCGGCCCAGTCTGCGGACATCACTGCTGCCGGCGCCGTGCCCATCGTGCCCACCGGCAAGAAGTACGCCGAGCCCAGCACCATCGGGATCGTGTGGACGGGCACCGGCGCGGCTCCAACAGCAGGCACGGGTCGTCTGACGGTGAAGTACATCGTGGACGGCCGCGCAGCCTTCACCCAGGGCTAAACCTCTTTCTCAGTGGTTGGGTCACTCGTGACCCTTCGCCCGGCGGCCTCACAGCTGCCGGGCTCTTTTCAAGGACATCCATCATGAAATTCCGCTCCCCATCTGACCAGCCCATTCACATCGCGCTCACCACGGGCCACACTGCCTCCATTCCTCCCGAGGGCGCGGAGCTGGATCCGATGTTCCACAGGGAAGCCAGCGCACGCGGCGCCGTGGCTTTCGACGAACACACCACTGCGACGATGTCTCCAGAAGATCGCAAGGCCGCCATCGCTTTGGCACTCACCGCCATGCTGGACGGCAAGGCTGAAGATGACTTCACGACCGAGGGCAAGCCCAACCTGCTGAAGCTGAAGGCACGTGTGGGCTTTGCGGTGACCCGCGACGAGGCCGACACCATCTTCACCGCACTGACGGCCAAGGCCTAAGCCATGAAGGTAGAGGACTTCATCACCGAGTTTCGGGGCACGGTGGGCGACAACGAAGCGCCCCAGTTCTGGTCCTCGGAGAACATCGTTCGCTACCTGAACGAGGCGGTTCAGGAGGCGTGCGAGCGCGCCAAGCTGATTGAGGACCGCTCCATGTCCCTGGCGCTGGCGCCGGGGCAGGACACCTACGCCCTGCATGCCAGCGTGTTCGAGATCAAGCGGCTGGTCCTGCGTGGCCGGCCCCTCGATGAGACCAGTGTGGAAGCGCTCGACGCCGACATGCCGGGCTGGGAGGGCCGCACGGGCACGCCACGCTATTTCATCTTCGAGCAGGCCAGCGGCGCCCAGGCCGCCAGGGTGCGCCTGGTGCCCACGCCCACGGCAGCCGATGCAGTGGCGCTCACCGTTTACCGCGGCGCGCTCAATCCGCTGAGCGAGGACCGCGACCAGGAGCGGCCCGAGATTCCCGATCGGTTTCACGACCGCCTGATGGACTGGGTGCTGCACCGCGCCTACCTCAAGCAGGACGCCGACACCTTCGACCCCACCAAAGCCGCTGAGTCCCTGGCGCTGTTCACGCAGGCATTCGGCGCGCGCGCTGACGCGAATGTGCAGCGCAAGCAGCGTGACCGACGTCCGCCCATCGTGCAGATGAATCCCGGCTGGTAGCTGGTCGCACCCGCCCTGTGGGGTTTGGCGTCTCCGTCGTGCCCCGGAAGAATCTCCCGAGACACACAGAAAGCATGCCATGAAGACCCTCCAACAACTCGCCTTTGAAACTTCCGGTTCCCGCACGCGGCGCTATGCGGACGGCGGGATGATCCGAGGACCCGGCACCGGCACCAGCGACTCAATCCGCGACGACAAGCGAGTAGGTACTTACATCATGCCTGCCGATGCGACGCGTTCCCTTGGAGCTCGGACACTTCGCTCCCTGGGAAAATATAAGGCTCCCGTGCGGGTCAGTGATGGTGAGTTTGAATTCACCCCGGAGCAGGTCCATGCTGTTGGCGTGCAGGCCCTGAGCAGCCTCAAGGATGTGGCGCGCGGAACCGTTCAGGGCTTCGCCATGGGTGGCGTCGTGGAAGATCAATCCCTTTCCGCTCTGCGCCGCGCCCGCGAAGCACAGCCTGTTGGCAGCCCGAACATCGCAGCGATTGACCAATCCATTGACCAGCGCAACCAGAGCATTGGCGGCGCCGCGTCGGCTTTGAGCACCATGGCGTCGGCTTTCCAGAAGCCCGTTCAGACGGCGGCATCCAATCCAACCGACATGCGCCTTTCGGCAAACACGCAATCGACGCCAATGGGAATGCAGGCGCAAGAAGTGCAATCCAACGTCCAGATCGGTAGCCCTACTCCTGCCGTTCAGGCGCCATCACTTGCCCAGCAAGCAGCGCAACCAACACCCACCCAGCCCGCAGCACAAGCGCTCTCGCAAATGCCATCGCTCGCACCAGTGCAAGCGCAAGGCTTCCAGGCTCCAACCGTTCGCCACAGCGGCAACGACTGGCAGGCACGCAATGACTTGCGCAATGCGCGTGTGTCGGCATCGAGCATCACGAACAAACCCGAGTGGAGCGGCGCCGGTATGGGCCGGTTCCGTGGCGGACAACAGCAAGGGCCATCGGACTCCACCATGGCGTACCAAGCTGCCCTGGCACAAGATGCAGCAGCACGCGGCGAAGAGGTCAAAGGCCAGCAACAGGCGCTTGGGTTTACCGCCGCCGGCCAGCGCGAAGCCATGCAGCAGACCGGCGAGAGCCAGCGCACTGCAATCAACGCGCAGCGCTTCGACGAGGCCACCCGAATCTCCCGTGACCGGCTCACGCTGGAGCAGATAGGGGCAGGGTTTCAGAACAGAACCAACGAACGTGTCGAGCGCGCGCAGGCGGAGCTGGAGAATGCCAAGACGCCGGAAGCGCAGCGCACCGCTCGTGCTCGGCTCATGGCCCTGACCGGCAAGACCGATAACGATGCATGGGCCCACTCACCTGGTGGTCAGGTCGTGGACCCAAAAACCCAGCAGCTGATCACACAGCCAGGAGTAATCTACAACCGGCTGACGGGTGAGGCGCGGGTGCAGTCGGGAGGGCAAGGTTTGGGAGCTCAACTTCCTTCAAAGGAAAGTCTGGTGCAGGGGCAGGTCTACCAAACCAAGAGCGGTGCCATGCGGTGGAACGGTTCAGGGTTCGATCGCGCCGGCTGATGTACCTGAAACTGCCTCAACGCTTGGACGGCAAGCCGTACGCCTCCTCATACGTCAGGGTGGCTTTGTCATACAGCTTCCTACACGCAACCCCGACCATTACTGCGGCCCGGTTGCTCCGGGCGTCCGCAGCCTTCTTGGCGGTGCACTCGGCACCCGAATCGAAGCCGAACATGCCCCTGCCTGAGCCTTGTGCAACGGCAGCAATCAGGCCAGGGTGCTTGCCTTGGCACACCTGGTACACGGCGCTGGCCGCAATGTCGTTCTGGGTGCCTGGCATCTTGTCGAGGATGCAGGTCGCGAAGTTGTCGGCCCAGGCTGGAGAGACGGCGATGGTCAGCACGACGAGGATTGAGCAGGCGTTCATGAGGTCTCTCCTCTTGTCACTCTATCAGGATAGTAGAGCCACGCGGTCCGGAAGAGAGCCGCTTCCGGACGCAGGCTGCGGCCAGAGCTTGGGGATGCGGCGCCTTGGAAGGGGCGGATGGAGCAGAAAACTCACAGAATCGAGAAAAGTCGCGCAAATAGTAGCTGAACAGCTTCTCAATCATGTAGAGTTTCAACCAAACATACCGTTACGCCGCACATGTTGAATGCTATTAACTTTGTAGCTATAAAATCTTGTAGGACGGAGCCTCTTACAGTGTTTTGGTTCTCGTAAAAGCATCTACACGCTCTTGACCAAGTCTCCAATCGTGTGTACTCTAAAGTCAAGCGGGCAGTCATTTTTGAGACAACTATAAGTGTGCTACAATCGCGGGCTTTGCCCGAAAAGCACGATCTAAGGCCATGCGAACGCAGTGTTTGTATGGCAGGCAACCCTAACGTTAGGAAGAATCATGTTTTTATCGAGCGAACCATATTGCCAACTTAGCTGAATAGTTATTTTGCAATCATTTCTTCCAGGGGAAACTCATGAAAAATTTTGATAAGTGGTTTGCTGAGCAGCTAACAAGCGGCTTAGTTGATATTAAATTTGCTATCGTGCCGGGCAAGGGCGTCTCTCGTGAGGCGGTACAAGATGAAATCTTGGCCGCTGAAGCGGCGATTTCGTCTGGATTTTTTCGAAGCGCCCCGAAAGCGACATCGATGAATACTCCGGACGTTCAGGCGATTCTTGATTCAGCTGTCGTCGCCTAATTATATAAGCTCAATCAATGGCGCCTCAGGGCGCCATTCTTTTATTCATGACTCAGAACCACACCGAAGAGATTGAGCGGCATTACTCGCGTTGGATTCACGATACTGCAATTAATATTTTTAATATTGTTAGCGAGCAAACAGGACTTCCGAAGGCTCCCACCCTTGGAAGTCAGATCAGGCCTATCCCGGTCTATGAGGATGAGGCGTCCAGCCTACTAAAGTGTGTTGGCGCAAGGCGACCTACGGAGATCCTGTGGCCTGCAGTGCCGGACGACAAGTATGTGCCCGCCTACTTTAAGCGTTACGGCGAAAAGAAAGACAGTCGAAACGAGGTTGTCGTCATCGCAGAAAATTATTGCCATGCACGATTCTTTGCCGCTAAAGAACTGATGCACTGCCTCATGGACGACGATGGATTTGTTGCCACTAACACTGCAGCTCTAGCAAATCAACTGATCGACGAGCTATCTGCCGGAAACGCTAATTTAGATATCAAACCACAGACGATGGTGGACCAAATTGCGTATGTAGGCGCCCTAGTATATTTAATTCCTAATGATTGGATACCTCTCTTGAAGCAAATGGTGGCGGACCTGGAGAAGGCTGGGCCAGGAATGACCGAGCACGCATATCGACATGTAGCGACTATGATCAGGGTTCCCGAATTGCTGTTGAGAATTCGCTTGACCCAATAAGTACGTCACACAGCATCATGATAGAAACGCCACCTCAGGGTGGCGTTTCTATGCCCGAATAACTGTATATTTACACAGTGTGCGCAAAGAGCACCATCGTCCGAGACGCAGGCCGGCGCCTCGTACCTATCGCCGGCTCACGCAAGCTGAGCGGTGATTTGCAGCTCACGCACATGCCAGTCCCGCACGAGAGCCGCACTGTGGCAGTGCTCCGCGTCCTCGGGGCGGGCAGTGAGCGCCTTCTTTATGAGCCGAAGATCATCCGGTTAGGAGCCGGCACCATCGTGTTTGCTGGCCTGGAGCACGTAGACAGAGCCTGGTTCGCGCAGAAGTGGTCCTGCGATATCGACCACCAACCGCCCGCGAGGCGGTTTTTTTACGCCTTTCGGAGCCGCAAAGAAAGCCCTCCCAGGTACCATGAAAGTTCCGCAACTTCCAACCGAGAGGGCTTCCAAAATGACCCATGACGCCAAAATCAATGCCGCCGCCGAGCTGGCCGACCGCTACATCGAAATCATTCTGTCTACTAAACCGGAGTTGCTGGTTTACGCGGTCGCGTCGAGCGAACTAGAGAAAGTTCCTCGTCACGCTCAGAAGTTGACTGAATTCAGGCAGCAACTCATCAACAGCTTGGCGCAGCAGCCAATTCCGGACGCGATTGACGCTCCTTGATCGCACCCTTGGCTCCAAGGTAGGCGCCAACAACATCACGACCAAGATGCGCACCCTCTTGACCGACATGCTTCATCTTGAGCGCTGCAATCAGCCGCAGTAGAAATTTAATCATCCGATTGCTCCTTGAGCCCGTCCCGCGCGGACTTTTCACATTGAGGTGCATGCCACCTTCACGAACTAGGAGGGGGTCCGGAAAGAAGCGATTGACCAAAAAGCTTCACGCCTGCCGTACCAATTTCATAAATATCGGAGCCAAACTTCACGATCTTGGATCCACTGTCAGCAAGCTTTGCCGCTTTTGATATTAAGTTCATGCTCTTGCTTACCGCGCTTTGCACTTTGGATCCTGCTGCGTTGACCTCCGCCACCAAATCGGCAGGAGCGTTCCTCATCTCTCCATAATGCTTATTGACGGCGTCCACGATGGGTTGCACGCCACTGACTCGGTAGAGCATAAGCGCAATTCGGAGTTCTTCTACTTGGCTCTGCAGAAGCTCTTTTAATCCGGTTGGAAATTCGGTGCTCTCAAGGAGTTCTTCCAACTCTTCAATGGCTTGTACCAGTGCAGCCAATGCATCTGCGTCGATATCGTTCTCATCAAATTTGCTTAACACCCAGGACATCCAGCCAAGACCAGCGCGAATTTCAGCGGCGGTGACTTTCGCTTGCACGTTTCTCCATGGCTGGTGGAGATAAGCAGTTTGAAAAGCTTCGGTAAGCCCCTGTACCACTCCGCTGTACAACTTCTCAGGGACATTCAGTTGCTTCAGCTTAATTTCGAGGAGTCGAATTTCCCTACGTGTCGCATCCCGGACGATCATAAGGACGCTTGTTAAACAAATGCGGGTGCGATTGGTGCCATTCTTTCATGGCTTGCATCGGCGTTTTGCTCTTCAAGGCTGACTGCGGCAACTGGTGGTTGTACAGGGCCACATAGCGCAGCAGAGTCTGCTCCAGATCTTCGCTGCCGCTGAACCGGTGGGTCTTGAGCACATCGGCAATGCGTCCGTTAAAGC